AGGTGCATTGAGTAGTATAAAATATTTGCGTAGTGAGCATGGAGTAGAGTTGCGTGAACAACATCAGAATCGTGCAACAAGACTAAAGAAAATACTTAAACATAAAGATATAAACATAATAGAAAATAATACACATATCGTTCCTGTTGTAATAGGAGATCCTGTGCGTTGTAAACAAGCCAGTGACACATTACTGAATGATCACAACATTTATGTACAGCCAATTAACTATCCAACAGTGCCAGAAGGCACAGAACGTTTGAGATTTGCACCAACACCAATGCACAGTAACGCAATGATTAGTGATCTTGCAGAAAAATTAGAGGAAGTATTATGAGCGAAATATGGGATAAACTTATCGATTGCGAACAAAAGATTATTGCAAAATGTGCTAGTTTAGGCAAAGAAAATTTTGATGATCCAGAGTTTGATTGGCTTAATAAAGTATACAAAGGTGAACATTTTAGACGAGCACATATAGATAGTGTAGATGCTAGAGACTCAAAGGGTTTGTATATGACTCATATATGTGTGTTTCCAAACTTCGACAATGATTCACCTATATATGGGTTTGATATTATTGCAGGAAAAAACAAAGTTACTGGTGCTTTCCATGACTATTCTCCTACAGTAGATTGGCATCATCCTATGTGTTTGTTGTTTAGAGATTGTGTACAAGATTTAGAATGGAAAAAACAACGTGAACTACCTTCGTGGGCTCAAGCAATATTCAGTAAACATATGGTTGCCGCAAGTAATGTAAAAGCAGACGAAATGGATCAGGTTGTTACTATGGCATTAGATAACTTAGACATGTACTTTGAAGAGCTACCTAAATATACAAAAGCTCAATATAACCAAAGTTTAATAAAAGATCAGCAAAATAGATACTGTCATTATCAAAAACAAAATCCACATACACCCAAAGCTATGGAAGCACTAGGACTAGATCCTGTCGATATTAGACATTTCATTGAGGAGTGTCTGTTTCCTGAGATTTAACTTTATCTTTGAACTCAGGTTTTTTCTCACTATTTGGATTGCCGTCAACAGTTGTAGGATCAAAATCATCTGATTCCTCAGGTGGCGGAGGTGTTTTGTCTTCTAGTATTTCCATATTATAGATTTGTGCTAATTTAATTGTTAACCACTCTTGTTTATCAATATTCCATAATACTACACTACATTCTGGGTCATATCTTGCTTCTTGAGGTTCATGTGGTGCTAGTGTGAGTTTAGGCTCATGTGGTATCTTTTCTGGCATTAAAGTAACATTTACCCCTCTAATTAAATTAGGATCTTCGTATTCGTTTGGTCTATTAGGAATTTCTTGATCAACTTTATAGTCTAAAATACAATCAAACCTTTTAAGTTTATCCATTATCCAATGTTGATCGGCATACCATTTTCTAAAATTTATATTCCACATGTGATGTATTCTCCTTATGTTAAAATGTCTCCATTCTTGTCTATCATTGTCAAAAGCAAACATCCATGGATCATTGTTATATATATTATTTTTTGGAATATTATCTCCAGTTGGGGTCAAATCAGATCTCAAAGTAATAACTTGACCTTTTACAGTTTGTTCAGGCTGATTAATCCTCAAATCACTGCCTATCATATCAATATGATCATCTTCTTTACTATTTGGTTCAATTCCTCCAATATCGGTATAAACAATATCTTGTTCTAATAGATATATAAAATGATTTTTATACTCATTTATTCTTTCATCTGGGATCCATTCTTCACACTCTTCGGGATATTTCTCAGCAAAGTCTAAATCATTCATTGTATGTCGATCAATTTCCCATTGTCTCCACCAGTTATTAACCCAACTATCTACCATAACATCTACTTCAGGCATATAATTTTTATCCCAAGGCGGGCCTTTTTCTGTTTCATAATCAAATTTTAATTCATACCAATGGGGTTTTCTATATGTAGGATTTGGGTTATCTCTATGTATAGCATTTGGTCTATCTTTAAAATTTGGAACTTCAGGATCTACCCAAATTGACCCATTTATTTGATCTTCTTTTTTATACTTGCTCATTGTTTTTCACATAAATTAACTTTTTGTATTCTGGCAAATACAAATATTCTATATCACTATTCGACAATGTTCGCATTGCGTCTTCTAATGTTTCGACTAAAGGTTCTCCACCTAAGTTAAAACTTGTATTAAAAATGATCGGGCAACCTGTTTGTTTATACCATTCTTTTATTAAGTTATAGTAATTAGTATTCTCTTCTTCAGTTACAGTTTGTATTCTACAAGTGCCATCCACATGAATAATAGCAGGAATCTTCTCTTCAATTCCAGGTTGACACTTAACTGCATACATCATATGAGGAGTAGCTTCTATACCTTTGAGATCAAACCATTCATGTACATGTTCTTTAAGTATAGTACCTGCAAACGGTCTAAAAAATTCTCTGTGTTTAATAGTGTTTACATGATCTTTTCCGGTTGGATCTGTTGGATCGTATAGTATACTGCGGTTGCCTAATGCTCTAGGACCATTTTCACATCCACCTTGAAATATTGTAACAATATTTCTATCTTTGAGTAACTTAACAACATCTTTATTTGTTACATTATCTGTCAACACAACATCATCAAAATCACAAACTTTTTTTATTTCAGATTCTGAATAGTTATATTGTTGTCCTAAGTATATGTTATTATCTAATTCTATAAATTTTTCTGTCTCTTCTAAGTGTGCATATATTGCCGCTCCTAATGCAGTTCCTGCATCATTACTAACTGGCTCAACATATAAATTTATTCCTAATTCATTAAGTTTGTCAAGATAGAAATAATTTGCAACACAGTTTAAAGCATAACCCCCAGTTAATACAACATTTTTGCTATCACACATTTCAGATGCTTTGATAATAGCTTTAAGCATTTGTTCTTGTGTTTCTGTTTGTACTGCATATGCTAAATCTTTTGCTAACTGATGATCATATTTGTTCTTACCTTCTCCTCCTGTTTCTTCATGACTGTATTCTACTATTAAATTTTGATTGACAGTTGCACCATTAGGGTAACTAGGAACAATTATATTCCTATCACTCAATGGCCAATATTTGGATTGTCTTTCATCCATAAACAACTTGTTTATATCTTCATTAGGTTTTCCGTATGGAAATAATCCCATAGTCTTACCTGCTTCTATACTTTGCCAACCACAAAAGTCAGTTACTGCTTCGTATGTTTTTACAATTCCTGCATGATCATGTAAGAAAGCTTCATGTTCATTGGTCCCTTCTCTACGCATAAAGTTAGTAGCTGTCATGTGAAATGTTGAAGAGAGTATAGGATCTCTGGAACCTATACTTTTAAATTTAGTATGTATAGGATTTTTTCTTTTCTTATCACCATCGAAAATAGTTTCTACTTCCCATCCAATGGTGGCTCCTTGTCCTTTATGACTACTTAATCCGTCCGTAATAGGTAAAAAGCTACCAGCACCATCTACTACAAGTATTGCCGCTTTATCAAAGTTGCTTTTACTAAATGCGGTATAAGCATGTAACTTATGATGTTCTAATCCATAATCATAAATCTGAGGATGTTCGTCTACAATACCAACATCATATCTTTCGCTTGATATTAGTCCAATTTTTCTTAAAAATCCTGCAAAAACATTTTCTCCGGTGTATTCTAATTTACCGTGTTCTCCTGTATGAGGAGTAATAGGTTGTGTATGTGCTATCCCAACTGCATCTAATTTTTTGGTATACTTTAAAACTTCCATAATGCTACGCAACGGAGCACCATCATACTTTTTTCTAGTATAGCGTTCTTCTTCTGTACAAAATACTACTTTACCATTTTTTAAAAGGCAAACACCACCATTATGCCCTCTTGTTATACCTAGTATCCAGTTTGTGTCTTTTTTACTTTTTAGTTTTTTGTTCATGCTTAGGTTTTACTCCTGTCATTATTTTTACTGATTTAACAATACGATCAATACATCTATACTGATCTTTAAAAGATAAACACCGATCATTATTTCTTTCAATTACATCATCGTATGTTAATCTAATGGGACTATATTGTCTTTTATCTTCGTCAAAGTCGATAATATCAACTTTTGTATTATTTAAATAACTTGTATTAATAGGAAATGTACTTCCAAATATAACCGTACTAGTAGTGCCACAAGCTACTGCCATATGTTGACCTACACTATCAATACCTAAAAAATGATCTGCTGCTTCAATCACACTTGCCCAATGCCTGAGTTCGAGTTTAGGAGTTGCTACTGTATCTACGCATCCTCTAGATTTCCAATCCATTTCAAATTCTGACATCATAATTACACCAAAATCATTCTTTTGTAATTTTTTTACAAGTTCTATTGTATCCATTATATCTAAGCTACGTCCGCCACTATCATGAACAAAGCCTGCGGTTTCTTTGGCACCTCTACCGAAAGGTTGTAATACTAATACTTTATCTTTTTTAGTTTTCTCTTTAACATCGTTTACAAGATGAAATGCATTTACTTCTTCGTCTGAACTAAAATGCATACTAGGTACAGCTAGCTCTCTGATACCTTTGTTATTTATTTCTATATCATATGCTTGTGATAAACTACATTTTTGATTGTAGTATTCCCATACTCGATAAGGTTCTGTTCCTATACATCTTCTATCACGTATTTTTTCTTCAAATAAATTTGGCGTGTCCATTGTATATGAACGTTTATGTAATAAAGGATGTCCTCTAATTAAATCAAACCAAGACTCGAGTATTACTATAAAATCATCTTCTGGGTTCTCTTTGTGATAAAGTTCTAAAGCTGGAATAGCACATAGTACTCTTCCAGCACCTCCGTTAAAGAAAAATGCTGTGTGTTTTTTCATGTGACCTCATTTATATAGTTTTTCAATATTATGATATACTATATATGACTAGTTGTCAACTATTATTATTCAGGAAATGTAGATCCTTGAGCAAGGGTCGCAAGATTTGGGAATTCAATTTCGTTCAATCTAGGATGTGTTAATGCTAAATCGGTATCAATTACCTCGTAAACTTCAAGTAAATTTTTATACTTAGCTTTAGCCGCTGCACTTACTGTGTTATCATAGATTTTTCGAAGTGCAGACATTTTTTCTTCACATTGTTCTTGAATTGATTCTGTAGTTGCCCATTGTTCAGTTCTTACGAAGTTAATAGTACCGTCTGTGTCAACAGTAGTATTAACAATACTAAAAGTATGTCTTGTATCATCATCTACAGGATTTCTATACTGCATTTTATACGTTGACCCATCTTCTAATGTTATTTCTTTTATTAGAGTAATTTGCCATACATTAGTATGTCCACGACATCCCATCAACATATCCATAAAAATAATATCATTTGCATCACTCTTATCTAAGATATGCCATGTGCCGCCTTGTGGTGCAGTTTCTTCAATATCATCTACACTACTAATATCTAAATCTTCGTCATCTGCAGGTACTCTACTAATATCGTAAAAGTTATTTTTATTTCTAGCTGATTCAGGTAAAATATTAATTAGTATTTGATTTGGACCTATATAACTACCTGTTACATCTTTAAGATCATCAGCTTCGTTACTAGGATTTAAGTAAACTTTTCTGCTTTTATATGTAAAACTTGTTGCCATTTGTCATTCTCTCCTAGTTATCATAACTTATTAAAACTACGCCCGGTGCTCCGCAAGCACCATAACAGCACCCGCCTCCACAGGCTCCGCCGGATCCAGCGCCACCTCCTGGTATCATACCGTTACATCCGCAATAAGCCCAATTACCAGCTTGGTGACATTTTTCAGTTTGGAAACCACCAGCATAACTGGCTCCACCGCCTCCTCTAATGCAACTTACGTTACATTGGCCACCTAATCTACTAAATCCTAATGCACCTCTTCTACTTACAAAAGTATTATTAGAGTCAGTTGTGCCACTGGTCATACAACCACTACTACAACAACTATTACCAGTAGGAAATTGGGTTGTAGCATTTGAGTCTCCTCCGCCACCGCCGGATGAGGCGCCTCCAGTGAAGCCTGAAAATGGGCTACCAAATTGATCTTGTCCACCTTGAGTAAATGGAGTATTGACGTTCTGCCAACCAGTGTATTGATTTCCGCCTGTTCCACCAGTGGCTCCACCACCACCACTACTTGCATTAAAATCCATTTCTGGGTTAACATCTTGCATATAATTTGGTGTACCACCATAGTTACAACAAGCACATCCTGGTTGTCCGCCACCTATACAAGTACAAAAAGGTCCTGTGCAGTCAGTAATTTTACTAAACTGTCCTGGTGCACCATCACTAGATGGAGTTTGACAATAACATGTACATCCACAATAACATATAGTTCTAGCACTACCACAGCTAAAGTTAGTCATCCGCTGACTACCGTAATTGGCTCCACCGCCGCCTCTACAGCCCCATTCACAACAACAGTTGTTGCCTGATCCAGCGCCTTGTCCCCACATTTCTCCTACCCAAGTAGTAGCACTGCTTGGGATACAGTAACAACACGCACTACAGCATGACCATGTATATGCTTGACCGGTAGTTCCATGGGTGGTACGGGTCAGTGTACCAGTTCCTGCCGCTCCGAAAAAATCTTTAATACTTGCCATTTTCTTTCCTTAATCCTTTGTTATACTTATTTATACATTTTTTATCTTATAGTAGATTAGTAATTACCCAACCGTTGGTAGCATCCATATACACAAGCTCTAGTGCAGTTTCACCGTAATCAATATCTAAATCATTTTCTTGTCGGTGTATTACACTACCGTTCCTGGCTACTGTGATATTATATGTGTCAGCTGTACCACTGCCGTCAATAATCATTAAAAAGTCACCTGCACTCGGACTAGCTGGTAATGTTACAGTGACTGCGGCTGAAGTATCTACTAGATATGCACTTCCGCTTGCCGCTGTAAAATCAGCACTCTTAACTTCATATTGGTATCCACCTGAAGCTGCTGCCCATTCTGGTATTCCGCCAGCGGATACAGTCAATGATTCAGCGGCATTACCAATACCTAGTCTGGTTAACTTACCACCTGCGTTTCTATAGTATACATCTCCTGTTGCATCACTACCTAAACTTGTTGTTACTGTACTAATTGCAGCTCCATCTCCTAATGTACCACTTGTTACTGTACCAACTGTAGTAATGTTTGATCCAGTCCTTGCATCTACATAAGTTTTGACAGCTTGTTCCGTTGGTACTGCTAAATTACTATTTCCGCTAAGTGTGCCGTCTGCACTAAATTCGTTAATTGATTCACCTAACTGAGCACCAATACTACCCAATCTCAAACTTGTAAGACCAGCTAGGTCAAATGCACTGGCATCCAATGTAGCTCTACCTGTAGCTTGATCAACTCTAAAGTAACTACCAACTCTAAAGTTACCATCTTGGTCTGTACTTACATAGTAAACACGACCTGGATATGTCTCTGTAACTTCGTTACCTTGTGAAGCCGCTTGTGTTGGTTCACCTGGATAGTTAGTGGTTGTTTTGCCACCTGTACCAATACTTAGAAAGTCATGTCCTGTTAATCGTACTTGGCTATAGTTATATCTAATTTTAAATTTTTGTCCATAATATGTTGCACTAGTGTTTTGTTTTTCAGTAGCTAGTGTAACTGTGCAAGTACCTTTTAGTACTGGGTCTTGTGTTTGCGTATATCCACTCACTGCCGTAATAATATAAGTTAATGCATCGGCACCATAATTGGGTGTTTGTACAATATCTGTATTATCTGCTGGGTTATATGTTGTATTAGTTAAAAACTCAATACTAGCGCCTGCTCTAGGTTCTTCTGGTAGTCCTGCTAATACTAGTGCAAAACCAAACTGTCCTTGGTTTGCATCTACAGTTAATAGCGTAGCACTTTGACCGTCTTGTGCAGTAATAGTTGTATTATTTACATAAGGATAAGTGTATATACCTGAAACTGTATCACTGTCAGCAACTGTTGTACTATGCTGAGTCGCTGCAGTGTATTTAATTAATGGGTTATATGTAGTTGAACTAACATTGTTTGCTGTTGAACTAACATATGTATGAGCATATGTTTCATTTGTTGGTGATTTTCCAACATTAACAGTAATAGTTGTTCCACTAACTGTGATTACTTTTACATACCAACTTGTATTTGCAGGATCACTGCTTCTAGGATATGTATGATTTGTTGCATTTGCATCTTTAGTACAAGTAAATGTTACACTGTCAGTGTCAATATGTACAAAATCACCTGCTACTAAACTGTGTGTTCCGATAGTCAATACTAAAATACCAGTTGTTCCGTTATATGTTCCAGCACTTGACGTATAAGGTGTTGTACCTCCCATACCCGAGTGATTAACACAAACTGGAAATAAATCACTAGTAGATCCAACTAGCCATACTTCTCTGCTAGTTGCAGCATTGAATCCTGTATTATATGCGGCTAAGTCAGCTTGCTTTACTCCATCTAAGTAATATTCCACAGCATTACCTGTGAGTCCAGTTGCGGCATCTTTAGTAGGATTAAATTCTGTACCACCCCCATGTATACCATCTGCTGTAGTACTAAAGTAAAGTGGGTGTCCGTTATTTGTAATATCATTTTGTTCAAAGATATACATTCTGTGTTTAGTATCTAATTTAAGTGTCGGAAGTTCTTGTCCATCAAATCGATATGTATTTCCACCATGATCATTTTGTACATGAACCTTAATTGTTTTTCCTGTATAACCTTTTTTGTAATCATTTAATACCAGTCTATGTTTGGTAGCTGGATTTAAGTTTGTCTGAATATTTGCAACTGTAGATGTTATCAACCCGTGATCAATTATGTTACCGCCGCCAAATGCTGTACCTGTTAATACTCTTTCAGCAGTACCACCGCTGGTATAAGTGCTGAAAGCAGTACCATCTAATGTTGTTGTTAATCCTGCATCTGTATAAAGTTGAACTGTGTTTGCTGTAACATTGTTAGCATAATAAGTGTTTCCGTTTAATTGTGTCATACCAACTACACTACTAATATTTTGCACTGTATCACCGTTTGAATATCCATGTCCTGTCATTGTTATAACCACAGGATTAGCTCTTGTAGCATCGCTGATTGTTTCGGTAACAATACCCCAACCTGCTACACTTCTTGTATCAAAGTAGTTTGTTAAGTCTGAATTGGTACATATTCTAAAAGTAGTACTATTAACTACATCTGCATACCAAGTTCTATTGTACATGCTTGCTGTAGTATGGCTTCCTAGTAGTTGTTGCCATGCACTTGGTGATACACCGCTGAATGCAATCATATCGCCTTCAGCTAATCCATGGGCACCACTTGTTACTACTGTACATTGTTGTTCATTTGATACACTTGCAATAGCTACTGTAGCTGTTGCACCATATGTTATTGTGTCGCCAACTGTAAATCCGTCTGGTGTATTAAGTGTACTAGCTGTATATTCAACTGTATCACCGTACATATATCCACTAAGTGGAACTTCTGTTGTATCAAAACCAGCACTAACAGCACCGTAAGTACCATAACTGTTGTTTCCGTTCAATGCACGGATTTTACCGCCTCCTGTTGCAACATATCCATAATCATTGTAGTAAGTAAAGCAAGAAACAATCTCACTCAATCCATTGTCTTTAATCCAAAAACCAATACCACCATCATGTACTTGTGTAAATGTGTGAAACACCATACTACCCGCTGTGCCTGCGGCAACTGTTGATCCATCAACAATAGCACCAACACCACCTGAACTAAATGCACTTGATTCTTTGATGTAAGGTGATTTAAGTAAATTTGCACCAGCTTTTAATCTAAAATAACAACCTTTGATTGTTGCTGTTGAAAGATCCAACGGAGTTCCAATTTGAAATCCTGTTAATCCTTTTAATAGTAGACCTTCAATCATTACACCGCTGTCTACATAAAACATTGTTTCTTCTGTGTTTGGTACACCGTTATCGCCATTACCAGCGGCTGGTTGAATGATACAGTTACGCTGACCATCACCAACAATAGTAACATTAGCTGGTATAGTAATTGGAAGTACTTCGCTGTATGTTCCGTCTTTGATAAAGATTGTAGCTGGTGTTCTGTTTACTGTATCTGCCGCAATATATGTACATGCATATTTTAAACTAGCAAAAGCATAATCAATCGCCTGTCCATGATTTACATCATCAGCACTACTGGTTGAGTCTTCTGCTACATAATAAATTTTATCATTGGCATTAGAGAATTGCCAGCTGTATGTTGCTCCATCTGGAGTTTGTAGATACTTACCTGCATTACCTGTTGTAGCTGGAAGCACATAACTAGCACCAACAACAAATACTTCCCAATAGTTGTTTGTGTTCAAATCTATAAAAAAGTCTGCGCCAGCTGTGTGATCTACTAGACAAATATATGTACTAACACTACTCTTAACAATATCATCTTTAAGATATTGTGTACCTGTAGTCCAGTTACCCATGTAGCGTATGCCACTATTAAATTTTTGCCATTTACCTGCGGCTAAATCAGTTGCAAATACTCCTGATGTGTGTCCAACTAGAACAATATATGTATTACCACCATAAGCAACAACATCGTTAATGGCATAATCAGTTGCTGTAGACCAAGTGCCTCTAGAATTTACACCTGTACTAAACTCATCCCATTGTGCCGTATTTGTATCTGGTTGGAAGCCAGTATTATCTGTCTTAGCTTTATAAACATTACCGCCATAACGTATAGTTTGTCCAACTAAATAAAGAGTTGAATTTGACCAAACACCTTGAAAGTCGTTACCATTGATAAAGTTTTCAAAATAAGCTGTTTGTGTTGGTAAATTACCCGTACTGTTAGCTATACAACGATAAATGTTTGCACCATATGCTACTAAGTCTCCTGGTGTATATGCTGTAGCGGCATTATAAACACCTTGTGGGCTAACGCCTTCAACAAACTTATCCCAAAATGTTGCGTTAGTTGGTAAATTACTTAAAGTATCTTGTTTGGCAATATAGACTTGTGAACCGTATTTGACAAGATCATTTTTCTGATAATTTACTACTGTTGAGAAATCACCTTCCCATTGAATTCCGTCTGCAAATTGACTCCAGTATGTCGCATTTGGAGGCGTATTTCCTTGTGTGTCTAGTATACAAATATATACTTTACCACCGTGTGTTACACCATCGCCTACACGATATTGCGTTGCCTGATCATATACCTGTCTAAATTTAAAGCCTTCGACCATTAAGGTCCAATATGCTGTGTTAGTTGGTATATTACCTGTTGTCTTAGTTACATTTGAATAAACATAGACATTACCGCCATATTTGACGATGTCGTTCATTTCATATTCTGTTGCGGCGTCATATACGCCTGCAAAATGAAATCTTAGTTTTCCAAGGTCTAAAATTGTTGCCATTTATTGCGTCCTGTCATTTTGTATCTACTAATATTTATGCCAACAGTCATGATAGAAACTTCATCCTAAGATGACCATCAGTATGTATTTCAAACTCAATAGCATCAATACTCCAAAAATGTTGTTTATAATCATTTGGCCCTATTACCTCAGAATATATAGTATCTGGTAGCACAATAGGATCAGTATCGTTAGCATCAATAATTTCTACAGTCAAATCTCCTGTGAGATTGTTTAATTTAAAACCATAAAATGTTTTATCACCGTACTGTGTTCCTGTGTATATTCCGCCTGTACTATCTGTTCTTGAATCGTTAATGCTCATTATGTGTTAGCCTCATCTAATAGACTTATTGATACAGTAAAAGCATTTGCTCTGTCTGCTTTAACTTTTAATGCATCTCCAGTTAGTAAGTATATTTTGTTTTGAGATGCCAAGTCAACTGTTTCATTGGGAAAAATTTTACGTTTGTGAGCGACATGTGTCACGGTCGTATCTGCATGTACTATTTCTAATGTAATAGGCATTGCACTGCCTTCAACATTTGTTGCATATGCACTATGTAAAAAATGTTGTCCAGCACCACAAGTTACAAGAGTCGTACCTGATGTTGTGTTTATTGTCGCTGTCTTATATGTGGTAAATGTAGGCATGTTCTTCCTTGTCTGTTATACTTATTTATTAAAAGTCTAACAAGCTAAACAGCCCGCTTCCGCCTCCGCCACCACCACTTACAGTACCGGCTATAAATTTTGTATTAGCTGAATCATAAACTAGTACTTGTCCATTGGTAATACCGGTTGTATCAACATCATTTAAATCATTTATGTTTTTTGATGCAAAAGCTGTATTAAAATCACTTTGACTAAAACTATCACCTGGTACAAACTTTGCACCGTCCCATACAATAGTTTGCCCACTCGTAGGAGCAGTTGTGGTTGTGTCGACATCAGTTAGATCGTCTATACTCATACCGTCAATGGTTGCAAACAATGACTTGTTCATTGTCCAACGATCATTAGCGGCATCGTATGTAAATGTTGCATTTGCTCCATCTACTGTGAGTCCTGCACCGTCAGCCGCGGCGGCATTAGCCGCACCACTAGCTATAGTAATATTAAGGTCATCTACGTCTAATTGGGTACTATTTATAGTGGTGGTTGTACCATCAACTTGTAAGTTCCCCTTAATTTGTAATAATCCAGTTGCATCACCTATAGCAGCAGGATCTAATATCATTGTTGACGGGCCTCTTAATTCTCCTGTTAAAATAATATTATTAGCAATGGTTGTATCACCATTGGCAGGATTGTGATCTACATTATTTGCAAAACTACCTAGTTCAAAATTCTTACTTGTCGCCATACATATACCCTATTCTGGTTATATGTATTTATTCTCTTTACAGTGAGTTAGGTGATGGCGTTATAAGATCATTTCTGTATATGGAAAATCGTGGACAGCTAACCTAAACAAAAGTCGATCTTCTGTTGGCTCTTCTACCCAGTGAACTTTTTTGGTGTTTAAGATAAACATATCGTTATACACAATTCTCATTTCACCGCTATCGTCTTTAATACCTAAGCAGCCGGTGTTTTTTGAAAGAGGCATTAAAAAAGCTATTTCAGAATATAAATCAGCATGAGGAGGCATACTTCCTCCAGCTTTTACAAGAAAAAAATCTAATCGAAAGTCTTTTGTTTTAATTCCATATTTTTTAAATTGTTTTAGAACAAACTTTCTTATCTTTATGTCATGCATTTCTGCTGGAATATGCTTAACATAAAATTTTGTCATTAATTTTCCATTAGTACAGTCTGGAATTCTTTCTCCATAATGTTCAAACGATTCTACCCATTCGGTTTTATCAAAATACTCTTGAAAAAATTCCATACCAAGGTTTACATCTGTCTGAATTCCATATTGTTTCATTTATTTCTCCATGCTATATATTGCCAAGAACCTGGTACAGTTTCATATAACTGATTATTAAGCGTCCATTTGGCTGTGCTTCTTTTATTTAGTTCGTCGACAAATCTCTTAAAATATTTCGACTGTCTCGGTTCTCTTGATATTACAACTTGATTATTGTTACCTTCTAGTAATAATTGTTGTTCAACCATTGCTTGTATAGTAGGTCTAAATAACTCTCTAGTAAATCTAACTCTATTTTCTGGAACTTGATATAGCCTAGATAATATCCTTGAACCTATATCTATAGTTTGAATTCCAGAAAATCCTACAATCTTTCCTTCTCTCTTCATAATAGAAATTACTTTTAGCTTTTCTATTTGGTCCATTGTATAGTTTTTAGCTAGCCAATGCGTATCTTTTAATCCGTATAATAATTTATCTATATCAGATAAATCTTCTGATTTGGTTTTTCTAGTCCATACTTCAGCCGGCCTTGTGTCGTTACTAGGTTGTTCAGTATACAACCAATCATCTATTTTACTGATAAGCATAGCTGTGTATTTCTAATTCCTGTTTCGTATGGTGTATCAATGATTTCACCATATTGTCTCATATAGTCGGGATGATGAACTACTAAAAAATACCATATTTTTGGATCTTTAAAAGGCATTGATCTAATATTCTCATATATTAATACATCATCGGGTGTAGCAACGATATAACAGAACGGTTTGTCTAATACTTGTGTATACAGATCAGATGTAAGTCTATATCCTAAAGCTGTTTGTAATTTTTCTTTATCATTACTGGGAATAAATGTACTTAGTAGTGGAGCTTCCATTTTACCAATATATTCATGCATAGTATCTACGTCCATGTGTGTAAATATACTAAACATTAAAACTAAATCATGAGGTCTAATTTCAGCCCACTCGTTACCACCATGGGGGTGGTACTGATGATTATGAGCATCCATATGAATCCACTCATGCTGAGGCCATTTAGATCGATTTTGTTCAATGATATATTTGTCAATATCTAATCCAATATAGTCAAAATCACAAGGTTGATATTCCAACATGTTTCCATGATTACACCCCCAATCGACTACAACTTTATCTTTTAGGGAAACTATATTTTCAAAATACTCACGTACATTATATTTTAAATATATTTGATTTCTAAGATTTTTAACCATTGGTTAAATATTTTTCATAAAATTGCTTGTAAGGGATATTAAGATTCCATTGAAGATTTACTCTATCCTTGTGGTTTTTATTAAAAACAGCATGTGGTTGTTTACAGTTCCATGCCCATGCCGCTTTACGTTCTGAATAACCAATGGTGTAGATAGTCTCGTCTGCATAAATTTCTAAAGGTGTATACACTTCATCTTCGTAACACATAGGGGCAATTATACTACTTGTTCTTACTGGATCACAATGAGGCAGAACATTAGATCCTTCATCTATTTTAAGAAATAAACATCCATATATTTCATCGTATTTTTCTACAATTTCGTGAGCCCAAGGATGATCAACATAAGCAAAGTTAAAGGCAAAGTATGGCTCATAAGAAGCAGTCTTTGCTTCTTCTAGTATATCTTGATATATGTCTAAAGGAATATCACAAAATTTTGATACTAAAGTCCATGGATATGTTTTTCTTCCAAATCCAATGTCTGATCTTATATTGTATTGATCTTTTGCATTTACTTGGCTATCATAGCCTTTCATGTCATTTATTTTGCGATTATTTTCTTTCTCATCGCCCATTCTAGTAATGCTCCCATATGATCCCATTTATGAAACCTTAAGTTTTTTCCTTTATGGTGTTCAGCGTGATAACCTTCGCCTGCTGCTATTAGATTTATAGCTGGTACATTTCTTGATTTCCCATTAATGTGACATAATGCATTTACCGAACCAAACCCAATTAGTGCCATTATACTAGGTATAACAGTATAAGCAACAAGAAACTGCCAAGAAATGAGTAACGCAATTAGTATTTGTACTCCCCATATAATGTGCCAATATTTATGAAAGAAAAGAATGCGAGGATTTTTATATAAATCTCTAACATATTTTGACGGAATATGATCTATCTTAAACATGCCAAAAAGTACTTTCCAAAAACCTTTGGTCAATGGAGAGTGCGGATCCAGTTCTGTGTCAGAGTGATGATGATGCATTCTATGAACACCCATCCATCCAATGGGACTTCTGAGTCCTATTAGGTTTGTTGACCATAACACAAATATTTCATATAACCAATTTGCTTTAAAAGCCTTGTGTGCAAAGTACCGATGAAGACCGGCTGATACTGAAAAATGTGCTATAACAAGATACCAAATAAATCCATAAACAATATACATCTTATCCCCTATAATTAACTATATGTATTTATACTCAAGTATGTAATTGGTTTTGACATATACTTTTTCCTTCTTCGTATGTCATATCTTTGACAAAATATCTTATTAAGATTCTTTCTTTGTTGACTTTTGGTACATAATGCATTACATTACCTGCATTAAACAATATACAATTATAAAATATATCATAATGTTTATCTTCAATAATAAATTTTAAAGGAGTTTGGTTATCTTCTGTTAACAATATGTTAATAGCAAAACCAACATTATTTTTTGCGTTGAAATGATCTTTGTGCGGGCTTATTGCTTCACCAATGGGTAATTTATAAAATGATATTGTTTTAATATCTTTTTTAAATATATTTTTTATTTGTGAATAAACATTATTAATTTCATTATATTTTTTTAAAAATTCAAAGTTATCAATTCTGGCTTCATAAATACGCCTTGTCGCTCGTGTTTTATTATAACCAATACACTCGCCTTCGTTAATTAACTTTTGTTTATCATAATTTAATTTAATTTCATAAATGTACGCATCAAAATTCATTACCAACTATCCATTATTTGTAAAACACCTTTATCTAAATTGCTATATGTTTTATAATCATTAATCATAGTGTATGCTTTGTCGGATACTCTAGGTCTCTTATAAAGATTCAATTCAATGGCTTTATCAAGGAAAATAAAAAACCTTTCTATTCTTTTTTTATAATCACTGTGTTTACTCTCCCATATAAATGAGTTTGTAACATTTAAAATATCAAATCTTTCATGATCCATTGCAACAGGAGTTCCTTCAATAACATGCATAGGATGATCCATATGTATTAAATTTACTACATTCGGATATTTAGCAAACAGACTTAAAATATTGACTGATTGATCAAAATCATTATCAGTTTCAGTTGGAAAACCTACAAAAAACAATGGAACCATTTTTAAACCAACTTTGTTCATTTCTTCTAAATGAAATTCAATACTTTCATTAGAAAAATATTTTCCTAATTCTTTTCTAACTTTTTCACTTCCTGATTCAATTCCTATTGTAGGTTCGTTATATCCAGCTTCTTTCATAAGCGAAAACATTTCAAGAGGTACTTGATTTTTTTCTCTCATAATAAATTGACCACCAATGGAAAATTTAGCTTTTGTAAGTTTTTTGTATTGACTTATCCAATTCATTAAATTCATAAATTCTTTTTGATTACCATTGGTTAAACTATCAATTAAATAAAACTTTTTTACATTATATTTTTCATACAAATTAATAATTTCATCAGCAATATGCTTGCCACTTCTCCATCTGAATGTTTTCCAAAGTAAAGGCACATTACAAAATGCACATTTTCTAACACATCCTCTAGATCCTCTAATATAATAATGAGGATCTTTATAAGCTGACATATCAATATTTTCATAATCCGGAGTAGGTATATCTTCTTGATTAATAATATCTTGAGGTTCAAAATTATTAATTCCAGGATAATTCATATTACCCCTAAGATATTCTACAATACTTTTTTCTGCATCTCCACAAATAAAATCATCAATTAAGTTTTTGTTTTGTAAATTTATAAAATAATCTTTATTGTTATCTAAACCGTATGATGATTTGTCGGGAGGTGCATCTCTTACTGCCGGACCTCCTATTAAAATTTTTATGTTTGGATAATTTTTTTTAACTTCTTTAACAATTATATCAATACCCGGATAAGACCAACTTGAAAATGCACATAAACCTAAAATTTTTGGATTATCCTTTTTAACAATTTCATCAAAAAAAACATTCCAAAAATTTATATATTCTGTCTCAATTTTTTTAATTTTTTCAGTTATCAGAGTGTTGTCCAAAACTTTCCATATATAACTTAACTTAGTATCAATTGTTTTATTATAAAACCATATATTAAAATCATAACAAGTAGAAGTAAAATTAGATTGTTTTATACATGCTTGAAGTTGAGTAAGGGATAACAAAGGTCCTTTGACTGTTAATTTTGGTATACATATTAACGTAATGTCAGTTTTAGATGCGTGATTATCTTCTATGCTTACTATCTTAGTCAAAGTATTTCTCAAATTCTAGACAATGATCTAATATATTGTCATTTCTTAGTTTATCAAGGTCTATTGTAAAGTCAATAAAAGTATTCCACTTATCTTGATCAAATTTACGATTGCGTAAACTTTTGCATAAATTTTTAAAGTCGTCTATATCCTGTAACTGATCTAAAGCAATATCACGCATTTCATTAGGTACATTTAAGGGACTCAAGTAATCTGGTGAGATTACTGAATTGTAAGTAAAGGCATTGGTTGCATCTACTCTATCATATTTATATTGCCATTCATGTAGCAATTTATACAACTCTAATAGGTTCAACAAGTTGTAATTTTGTAGGGTAACATTAAAGTTAATCTCAACGTTTTCTAACTTATTATACTTTCTCATATTTTCTTCAATTTGAGCAATATCATATTTGCCACCACGTATGTAACTATAACGTGTTCCTGTACCTTCAATACTGAATACTAGGTTTATTTTTTTAAACTGGCTTAGTAGTTTTAAAATACGTGGATTTCGTACTGTGCCATTTGTAGTATATAACAAGTGTACATCAGTCATACCTTCATCAATCATCCACTGTAGGAAATCATCATGATGTTTAGCAAGCATTGGTTCGCCACCTTTGAAGTCTATCCTCTTAATAGTCCTAATGTGCGGTAATATATTCTGAATATCTTCCACAGAAACATTGCGTATACTCTGTGGCTTACTATTCTTCTGATATCGACGGTCCTTCACGGCTAAGGCAACCTCTTCCTCAAACCAACTATTGCTTGCCCACGATCCACACATACGGCATTTTAGGTTGCATATGTTTGATAGGTTTATATCTGCCTGTACGATTTGTGGATTGTTTACTATTAGGTCTGTTGTAGGTTCAGTAATGTATTTTCCAAACTTTTGATCGAACCATGTTCTTCTACTATGTCCTACTTGCTCTTCTCTCTCCCAACAGCTATTGCAGTCTTTTGGTTTTTCACCATTTAGAAATTCTTGACGTAAGTCTTGCATACGCGGACTATTCCAGTTTTCCATAATTGTTGGATATTCAGTATTAGGAGGTCTTCCTTTAGCGGAAAATAGACAACAAGGTTTTATATCGCCAATTGCACTTAAACAAATTGCATGCCAAGGCATTTTACATATCATTTATGTTTACGCCTTCACAGTCTATATTAGACATTATACTTTTTCTTTATTTGTTCTCTTAATTTATCACTTAATAATACATCAAGTTTAAGTGTGTATGTATCAACATTTGCTGATTCAACTCCGTGCCAATCTGATACATCTAACCAATTTATTCTACCATTAAAATAATGTTTTGTTTTCATCTGAGGTTCTAACATATATAAAGGTTTGATAGTACCAAAACATATGTTCAAAATCCTATCATACTTTTCAATTGGATCAGCACCAGGCAGAAATTGTGGGTCAATATGTGGAATAGATTCGTGTCCGGCTTTTACTTTAAGAATTGATGCTCTTCCTAATCCTTTTGTTGGAAGATCTTCAATAAATTTTTTTAACTTAGGAAAAAATTTAGAAAATCTATTCCACGGTCTATAACTATAAAAATCAGAATCACCATACACACTATCTGTCAGTGGAACTACTTCCCAATCAACTTTTGCCTCACCTTTTTTAATCCAGTATCTTTCACCATTATCTTTTTTGCCTATTAACAACGATGGTAATTTAGGAAACATCTTTTGTATTTCAATATCAACCTCATGGTATTTTTCTTTATCAATACTAATAAATTCATCTAAACTTATTGGCATGCTTTTTTCTAATATATTTCTCATCGTTTTCCTCTTTTAAAAGTGCGGTTATACATATCAATATTTATTGAAGGTAGTTCAATTTTATCAGTAGATAAAACATTTTGCCAACACAACATACTTATTTTAGGATCTCCGCCACATACATAATACATTCCATCTAATAATTTAAATTTTAGTTTTTTATCAATTCTAGTATCTAACCATCTTTTTACTGCATTTCTTCTACTTAATAATTGTACTGAAACAAATGGAATCAAATTTAACTCTTTAGCAATTTCAAATTGATGTGGAATAAGTTGACCAGAACATAATCCTCCATGATCATCATTGTTTTTTATATTTGGTTTTTTTGAAGAAAAACCATTTCCGTTTTTTACTCTAAATTGTTGAAACGTATACATTCTATCGACAATTTTAATTATATTTTTAGGCCACGAAGTATGTTGATACATTGCTGCAAATGAAACTATTTGATTTTTTTCCTTCAAAATATGAAATTTTACAAAATCTCGTTTGTGTAAATCAATATAGTTTTTTGTATTTCTGTGATTAGGATTATTTGAATCAACTGCTTCAAATGATAATTTTTTAATTAATTCCTTATCTTCTGTAATATCAATTATTTCCATAGGTTCCAACTTGTTCTGCATAATATTCAAACGCTGGAGATAGTCTATAGTCATGTGTAATGATACCTCTTCTTTCACTACCTCTATCTATAACTCCTTCTTCGTCAACTGTCCAATCAGTTAATTTACATAACATTTGACCGGCTTTTGTGTCAAACGTAAAAACTCTGGTGTTCTTTTCATTAAAACCGTCTATATTTTTCGAATCCATTATATCATTAACTTTTTTGTTTGTAAGCACTGAAATAATCTCAGCTAATTCTTGTAAGCTATATGTTTTTTCATTTAAAAAATTACCCATCTTTCCAATTGATTTTGGTCTTAGCATTATTGGAAACTTCATTGGACTAAATTTTATATCATATTGTAGTGCTTTATCAACTACAAATTCTAACAATGGTTTTAAAGTATGTAAATTTAAAGGTGTTAATATTGTATTAATATGAGGTACTATGTTATTTTTTAAACAATTATCTAATGCTTTAGTTTTTTGTTTTGCATACTTACCATTATCATAAATTTGATATGTTTCGTTACATAAACCGCCATTCATACTAATCCCTAATGTGTTGAGTCCTGCTTTCTTCAACTTTTGTACAAAAAATTCATTTGACAATTTTAAACCATTTGTTAACATTGAAGGCCTGTGTCCTTTTTCTCTAATTAATTTGATTAAATCTAATATTTGTGGATTCATCGTGGGCTCAGCTCCTAATAATCTTATATCGCAACGATTAGGTAAATTCCCTAATACCTCTGAAAGTCTATCAAAATCAACATCAGGAATGTTTTTGTTGTTCAACATATCACCTAAATAACAATTAGAGCATTTCATTTGACAAAAATATGTAGTTTGTACTAAAATTGTTTTAAAAGTGTTATTTTGTGGTTCTATAGTATTATAATGCATTATACATTCCATTATATATTAATGCAGGTCTACCCAACTACCATTTGCAAAAACTTGAGCTTTATATGTAGTAGTATTATAAATCATATCGCCGTCAGCGGCTGTTATTGCATTTCTGTTTGTGGTTGATACATTATATAATCTCAATGGACTCTGATCTACATGTACTCTACTACTAGAATTGGCTCGTAGTGTGATACTACTCGTACTGGTAAGAATCGGAGCACCTGCTTGAGTACTGGTTAGTGTACCAGTTACTGTAACATTATCGTCTAGTGTAATTGTGTTACCACTACTAGATAATGTACTACCGCTGAAACTTATATCACCAGTACTTCCGCCTCCGCTAGCAGTAGCAAAACTTAATACTCCTGCTCCGTTAGTTTGTAGCACTTGTCCTGTTGTCCCGTCTGTTGTTGGAAGTGTGTATGCAGATGAAATTCGTACACTATCTGCAGAACTTCCTAAAGCAATTTGATTTGTTGCAGTAGTTGACACTGTGTCACCAATTGCAATAGAGTCATTATGTGAACTAGTACTAGCATATCCAATAGCAACTGACCTCGTTGCTGACGCTATTACTTCACTACCTATTGCTATTGCGTAATCTCCTGACGCCTTTGTTTGAAGACCAGCCGCAAAACTGAAATCACCCGTAGCTCCGTATGTTGTTGAATTACTGCCAATTCCAAATGCTATTGAGTTACCTCCTGAAGCATTACTGTTTGGACCAGCAATAGATTGAAAAGATGCCTTAGCGTTATACCCAAGAGCTATACTTTGTATACCACTTGCAACACTAGTCTCGCCAATTGCTACGGCATCATTCCCCGTTGCTGATGCACTATCACCTATAGCTACCGCATTATTTCCAGTGGCATTAGGTTGTCCTGCAGGACTATTTTCGTTTGCATTATATAAATCAGTTCCGCCACTTGACTGTCCTATCCATGAATAGTCTGTACCATTCCAAGCTAGGATTTGTCCTGTTGTAGCACTACTTTGATTTAAATGGGTATCAACATTACTGTCACTATATTGTGTAGCGGCGTCTGTAATTCCATAACCACTGATTGTAGTAGGTTTACCTGTTAATGAGCTAAATGCTCCATTAAACAATGTTGGCTTACCTGTTAAACTATTGTATGCGCCATCGAACGCATCAGTAATTCCATATCCTGCTATTGTTGTTGGCTTACCTGTTAAACTTGCAAATGATTGTGCTGGTACACTTGTTAAAAATGAACTCGTGTCTGGCGGGGTGTATGTAAACACACCTGTTACGTTATTGTAAGCAACATCACCATCACCACTTGCAGTACCTTCAGCACCAACACTTAGATCTGTTAGTGAAATACCAGATCCACCGCCTCCAGTTGCATCTGCAGCTGGCGCCCATTCTGATCCTGACCACTTGAGAACTTGTCCAGTACTTGGTGAAGTTGAACTTACGTTTGATAAATCTTCAAGAGCTGTTGCTCCGCCTCCGCCGCCTGTACTATCAATGGTAAGACTATTGGCTACATCATTGTATGTAAGTGTAATATTTGTGCCGGCTACTAATAAGTTGTTTACTTCATCTTGAATGTTTTCAGGATTCTGATAGAGATTTGTTGTACCTTCAGTAATATCATCACTGCTAAATGCAGTGTTAACACGAATTAATGCTTCCCAAGCGGTAGCAGATGAATTGTACTGCCAACCTCTGCCTAGTGCTACGAATGTTTGTCCATTAACTGGATTTGTTGGAAAATTTATTGCCATATGTATATCCTAGTCTGATATACATATTTATGTTTAACTTGGTGTAGATTTTCCTATGTAAGGCATTATGCACTCTCTAATTGTGTTATTCTAGCTTCTAATTCTTGTATAGTTTTTACTAACAGTGGTACTAGTTTAGCAGGATCTACGCTTTGATATTTAGGATCACCCACGTTAACATTAGGATTGTCATCTGAACCTGCCTCATCATACACTTCGTCTTTTGTACCACTAGTAGATATAGGTACTATCTCACCTACTTCGTGAGCTAAAAACCCTTCTGAACTCTCTCCAGAATTTATCCAATCAAACGTAACTGGATTTAACTGTTTGAGTCTTTCGGTTGCTCCTGTCATTGGAACAACATTTTCTTTTAATCTGTAATCTGAAGCTGATTGGTACTGTGTTACATTTGTACTAGTAACGACAATACCACCACAATAGGTTGAATTATTATAGAATGTACTTAAGGTTCCTGTAGCCGAAGATACACCATGGTTTGTTATCCAATAGTTAGATGTACCTGTACAAGAAACATAATGACCATTTGCGCCATTAGCATATGTAGTGACACCTTGTCCATCTGCGGTGCCTGTTGGACTAAAAACAGCTCTTCCGCTACCAGCAGATATCAATGTCATAACTCTTGTTAAACCTGCGCCGCCAGCTCCAGATGTTCCTCCAGTTCTAACTTTAAATATCATATCACCGGTATAGTTAGAGGTTCCTGTTAGACTTATTCTACCACTAGGATTACCACTGTCATCATAGTGCCTAAAGTCAAGCATGGCTTCATCTGTACCAGCAAATGCTCCGTCAGTTTGAATTAGTACCTTGCCTCCACTACTGGCGGCGCCTCTAACTCGTAGCTTATAATCAGTACTATGTCCACCAATACTAACATTGTTTGAGCTATTAATATAAAGTGAAGGAGTGTCAGTTTCTAAATTTGTTGTACCTGTGTAAAAACGAAGATCCATGTTTCCGCTTGTATCTGTTGCTCTACTTACTATGCCTGCATAGTGTGGAGCACTACCAGTACTTGAATCTATGTTTTTAAAAGCTATTGCTCCTATATGAGCACCTGCTCCGATATTTGAAGAAGCATTATTTCCTATGATAAGGTCTCCCCCATCGCCTCCGGATATTTCTAAAACTTTAGCTAGACTGTGAATTCCTGCTGGACTTTCTGTACCAATACCAACATTACCATCACCTCGTACATAAAGGTAAGAATTAGAGCCATCTTTGTCATACACTCTAAAACTAGCATCAGCACTAGTGCTTCCTGCATTAATTCCCATACCCCAACTAGTGCCTGACCCTGCATTGCCTTTAACAAATATAGCATTTGAGCCTGCAATTCCCATCACTGCTAACTTTGCACCTGTTGAGGCTGGATCGCTAAAGTTAATCCCAACACCACCATTTTGTCCATCAAACACAACCATATCACTATTACCACCAGCATTGAATCTAATATCAGCATTTGCTTCCTGATTGGTTATATAAAAATTACTATCAGCCCACTGTGCCATAAATGTACCATCACTGGCTGTGTGACCAGTTGCTCCAGTACTAAATCTTATTTGAGCTCCTACACTTGAACTGCCTACTTGACTAATATGAAAACTTGCACTGTCATAGTTTGATGCAGTAGGAGTTGGACTGTTAGTACCAAGTCCCATGTTGCCTGATGAATCTATAGTAACTTGTGTTACACCACCTGCGCCTAGATTTAATTTACCAGCTGTATGTTCGTACTCTACTCTACCTTGATATGCCGCAGTACCAGTTGTTCCGTCTGCAAATCTCAATTGACTTTCACCACTTGAATCTGCTAGTATAGTTAAAACTTCAGTACCAAGTCCATCGCCAACTAATGCACCATTATCAGTTGTTTGAAATTTAGATGTATTATTATAATAAAGTGTTTGTCCTGCACCAGCATTGGTTTGTATACTTGTTTTAGTACCTGCGGCATTTTGCAAATATGTTGTTCCTGAACGAATAAAAATGCTACCTGTACCAGTGTCATCTATAAAACTATCTGCTCCACTGTGATATATTTCTAAGTCACCGTCATCACCCAACTTAATTTTATCAGCATCACCTAATGCAAGTGTTTGTGCAGTGTTTGTATCCACTGTAATAGTTGTGCCTTGAACAGTTAAGTTACCTGCCATTGTAACGTCACCTGTAAAGGTTCCGCCACTACTAGAACTTACTACATCAGCCAAAGTGAATGTGTGTTGTGCAATAATTGTAATTTCATCGCTAACAGCCGCACCGGCGCCTAGTACAATACTAGTGCCGTTGGTTGCAGTATAATCATCAGGTGTTAGTAAGATACCATTTTGATAAACGTCTACAAAACCTGGTGTGTATGAAGCACTAAAAGTTGTCTGACTGGCTGTAGCAGTAAATGTATATAACTGCCGTCTGCCCTGTTCTAAACCCTGTCCAATATATGGCATTTAACTATCCTGTTCTATACACATATTTATTCACCGGGAGTGTTAGCGATTATGTGTGCTTCATACGCTGACTTTACTGCATCGGTATGTACTACACCACATATTGCTTGAACTTCTGCACTTTCACCTGAAATGTCTGCATCTGGTGCTACAACATGACGTGAAAAAGTTCTTGAAATTTCTGCACCATCTTCTTTTATAATAGTAGCAGTCCTCACCTGGATGAGTTTAAACTCGCCTACTACTTCAATTTTATCTTGTTGTATTTCTTTTGTAATCGCCATTTTATTTCTCCTTTTGTCCACCTTTAGAATCCACTAAAGGTAATTTATTATCATGCCGCTGTATATGTATAACCAAACATTATATAAGCACCCGCATCTGATGGTAGCTCAGCTGTATAACTATTATTTTGTACATACTCAACATAACAAGTAGTTGAACCTGGAGCCATAAAACAACCAATATAATAACCCCCGCTTGGAATAGTCCAGTTATATAGTCTTACAGCACCAAAAGTATGACCTTCTCCCTCAGTATTACCAACGTGAGTAAATGGAAAATTACTTATCCTAAAACCAGCACTACCATTGCTATTTTCTACTCTTACTTGACCAGTTATAGTAACCAATCTACCTACTTTTGTATAATGTAAAAGATCATAGTTCGCGTATAAAGTGACACTATTGCCAGCAGTTGCAGTAAATGTGCCTTCTTCATAATCGTCTAGTGTATTTGCCGCTGTAGCATCTACGCCACTGCCTAGTTCTATTCCAGCGGGTGTAGAAATAACACCAGAAGCGTGTATCCGTGTCGCAGTATAAGTTCCAGTTCCAGTGGCTGTTATTGGTGAAAGAGAAGTTGTACCTGATTGAAAGTTAAAATCAAATGGTCTATTACCTGCAGTTGTGTTTAGATAAGGAGTTCCAGCATACCAAGTTGTATCATTCTCTTCATTGAAAAGAAAAATACCTTGCCCTCTAACACGAGCGTCATAACCAGTATCACTCTTTAAAGCCATTGCACCATGCGTATAGCCATAGCCAGCTCCAGTTACATTTAATATTGGCTCTGATGTAGCTGATTTAATAGACATTACTTCATCTAGTGTTTGTGCCGCACCTGCCGCCACAGTAGGTGCATGATAAAAAACAATATCATCACCCATTTGAATAAGTTTACCAGCGGAGTTGGTAACAGCCGTGTAACTTGATCCATCGAAGTATGAGTTTTTAGAAAATCCGTTATGACTTATAGCATAATCTTGAGTGCCTACTGTTAAGTATGCACTATCGGCAGAAGGAATTGAAGTAGTACCAATACCAACATTACCCGAGCTATCAATAATTAATCTATATGCACTAGCAGTATTATCCATAACACCAAAACTATTTCCTAAGCCTGCGCCAGTACTATTGTTACCTACATATAAACCATATTCACGTCCGCCTGTGTGTGTATTTTGTAATATAAGTCCCGAACGATTGCCATCACTGCCGGCATATACAATTTTTGCTTGAACAACATCTCCAGAAGTGCCTCTTACTGTCAAAGTTTTGTCCGGACTAAAAGTTCCAATACCAACTTTAGCGTCTGCTTTAGCCGCCAACACAGAAGTGTTACCTGCATCGGACCTTACCGTTAAAGCATAATCTACTGACGCTGTACTGCCTACTTCTATAATTACGCCATCACCATTTGAGGTATTTGACTGTCTAAATTCAGCCGCATAAACATTGCTATTAGTGACAACATCTATCGGAGCACTTGGAGATCCATGTCCAAAACCAACATGACCACTACTGTTTATAGCTAAAGAATTACTAGGAGCTTGTTGCATATAAATTGGTGTAACAAATCCACTAGCTCTGTCGTCATTTGCACGAATTATATTAAAATCACCGCCGCTAATTTGAAATCCCCAATTTCGCTGATTGCTTGTTGCATCAGTATCTCTAAGCCATAGTTGAGTAGTGCCTGTGCTATCAAAGATTGCACCGTTATTGTGAGCTGTGCTTACAACATTAAGTTTACCATCTGTACCGGTTGTACCAATACCAACATTACCAATGTTTGTTATGTTTTTTGTATTTGCATCTAAGTTGCCACCAAGTTGTGGAGTCGTATCAAAAATAATATCTGTTAAGCCTAATCCGCTACCACTAAAACTAGTAGCTGTTAGTGTACCAGTAACACCAACATCACCGCCAAATGTGCCGCCTGCACTTTTACTTACAGTGTCTTCAACCGAGATTGGTGTGGATTTTCCAATGTATGCCATTATTCACTCTCTGGTTCTGTTGTTGTTGCTTTAGATACAACACCTAAATCATATGCTTGAGTCACTTGTGCATCTTCACCTGTGGCAATCGATATATCATTTGCATTACAATGAGCTACTAGCAGTGAAATAATTTCTTCTTTGGCAATTCTAGCACGATTGGTTACTGCATTATCAGTCCAAACGTCGATATCTATCATCACTGTTTCAAGTGCTTTTTTCTCTGTATCTGTTATACTAATTGTAATATCTGGCATGTGTTTCTCCGTTTGTATTATTTACCCTACTAGTGATCCGCTAAAGCCTGGATAATGAATAGTACCACTCACATAGTTATTTGTCCATAAGCAAGTAACATAATCATTCGCGGATAGATCACAGTACATATGGTGTATCATAGGCACGCGATTTGTCTGTTGATTCATTTGCATATATGATTTATTAGAACCGTTTATACCCATATAAAACCAAAGGTATCCAGAACCAAAACTAGATGCCATACATTGGAATTTAAAGTAGTATTTGCCAGCTATAGGTGCTGTAAATCTGCCAGTACTTGCATTAAAATGACTACCGTTATTAAAACTATGGTTAACATTTGAAGCCCACACATTACTACTCGACATTGTTTGAGTACCAGTGGTAGTAATAGCATGATCTCTTGTTCCCAAGTACGAAAACATTGGTGTACTAGGTTTTGTTACATAACCTTCTTTAGATATTTCCATTTTTGTTGAAACAGCATTATTGTTGCCTTCACTTGTTTGCAACTGAATGTAAGATCCTGCCGCCGCTCCAACAATATTAATACCACCCCAACTTTTAGCAGTATCACGTTTACTACCATCAATCATATCTCTTTGTGTAGATAATTGCAAACTTGTTCCGTCAAAGTTGATAAATGCACTATTTGCTGTGCCACTAGTTGAATCTAATTCTATTTGTGGTCCGCCACTAGCACTGGTTTTGATATGCAATATATTTGATGGACTACTTTCACCAATACCAACTTTGCCATCAGACACAATTCTTAAATGTTCAGTTTTATTTGTTGAACCATCATCGTCGACTTGTCCAATTTGAAACTCGCCAGTGTTGTTTGCGATATATCGCATTTTATTTGCGTTATTCTCATCTTTTAAAAGAATATAAGGACCGTTAGAACCAATTGAAAGAGAGCTAACAAAATGATTATCAGTTAACGCAACTGGGGTCATTCCTATTCCAACATTTCCGCTAGAATCTATTTTTAGTTTACTACCATTATTGATATAAAATCCTATTGTACCATCTGCTTGTTTAGAATGTATTGACAGTTCTCCGTCCCACTGCCCAAAAACACCCATTTTACTATCTGTGTTGTCTCTGAGGTATAATGCCGCTCCGTTAGTACCGTTGACATCTAATGCTTTACCAAAACCACTCGAGTCTACAGGTGTATTGGCACCAATACCAACATTTCCTGTAAATTGAGGATCAGCTAAAGGTGCTTTAGTTGCTATACTATTTGTGACTGTAGTTGCAAAGTTTGCGTCATCTCCCAATGCCGCGGCAAGTTCATCTAGCGTGTCGAGTGCCGCCGGAGCATCTGATAACATTGTTGCTAGTTGTTTTGATTTACCCATTACGTCTGCTCTAATACACTCAGTATAACATCACAACTACTAGCAGTATTACTGGTTACTATAATAGTATCAGACGCTTCTGCAATAATTTTTCCATCTAGTACACTCAATGCACCTCCACTTGGTATGGGTGCATCTTTAACAATATATGTTGTTCCTAGTTGGGCACTTGCTGTAATTTGTGATGCTGTTCTATTAGCAAGATTGAGACCAATCACAATACTAGTTGTTCCTCCTGCTACTGTGTAAACAGTTGTTGGTGATGTTCCAACACTACCTGATTGATAATTTTTAAATGTCTGTGCCATATTCTATCCTAACGCTATTGCCAATGCAGTTGCTTCGGCAATAATATCTGTAAATTCCTTATCGTCTAATTTGTCAGCGTTTAAGTTGCTGACCATTGTTGTACTTGCTACTGTAAATGGTGCAGTACCTGTTGCTATTGTGCTTGCTAGTGTATTTACACTGATATCATTTGTAGTTGTTGCACCTCTGCCAGTTACACTATCTAATGTATCTGCTTCAGTTACTAGATAATCTGTACCAGCAACTGCGGCTGATATATTACCACTACCGTCTGCTTTAACAAGACCTGTAACAGCACCTACTATAGGATCTGTTTCTGTAAAACTTGTTAAGTAACCTGCACTTGCATGATTTCCCCATCCAAATGCTGTATTCCAGTTTGCACTTCCTGCATTTGTAATTCTAGCATCTGCTCTAGCATTTGTGTAATATAAATTTGCTGTACCTTGACTAAGTGAATCTGTATCATGATTACTAATATCACTCACTGTGCCTATTACATTACCAGCAAGAGATTTGTTAATTGCCCAACGATCATTTGTACTATCATATGTAAGTGTTGCTCCAGCTCCGTCTACAGTAAGTCCAGCTCCATTGGCGGCACCTGCATTTACAGCACCTTTGGCTACAGTGATATTGAGATCAGTAACGTCTAGTGTAGTACTATTGACAGTGGTAGTAGTTCCATCTACTTGTAACCCACCTTTGATCTGAACAAGTCCTGTATCATCTCCAATAGCGGCTGGGTCTATTACAAAAGTAGCCGGGCCTGCTAGATATCCGCCTACTGTTTGATGTCCCATCATTTGGACATTGCTTTTTACCATAAAATCTTTTAATGCCATATTACACCAACGTACTTGTTCTTGTTAATTTGTATTGTGTGCTATTAGTACTAGCACTGGTTGTTAGTAGTCTAACATTACCACCGTTTACATCTGCATCTAGTGTAAACAGTTCAGCACTACCTGTCATTACAATACCATAAACACTGACGTATGCAGTGGATCCATCGTGTATTAGTAATGCTTCTGTAATTTGATACTCGTTACTAACTGTATCAGTAGCTTGTATAACATATTTGCAACTTCTAAATTTTGTTGTTGCAAATGTGTCTATTGCAGATTGTGTTGTTGTTGCTAGAGTTGTTGCAGCAGTTTCTAATGTGCTTACACCATTTATACGGATAGCTCCATCCACATGTAATTTTTCCAGTGGATTAGTCTGACCAATACCTACATTGCCTGTAGTATCTGGTATAATCTCAATATCTCTACCACTAGTACTGACAATTTGATGTGTTACTACATCTAAGTTGCCACCTAATTCTGGACTAGTATCTTCATTTACATTTGTAATGCCACTACCACTAAGTGCATTAACACTAGTAAACGCTAGTTGTCCACTACCATTTGTTGCAAGTACTTGATCTAAATTGCCATCTGCTGTTGGATAATTAATACCACTTATTACAACTTTTCCTGTTCCGTCTGGCTGTATTGTAATGTTGCCACTACTAGTGCTTACAATATTTTTTCCGTTAACATCTAAATTACCGCCTAGTTGTGGAGTTGTATCTTCAAGTAAATTACTAATAAATCCGCCTTCAACTGCTAGTTTTTTCCATACAGTATTAGTACCATCATAGTACTCCATTTTTTGGTCATCGGTATTGTATCTAAATATACCTTGTACAGGAGTTGGTCTTTGAGCTGTAGTTCCAGTTGGTCCTTGTATACCTCCTGTACCCACTGCACCAAATACATTACCTGTCCAGTATAATGCATTCGAACCAATTAATTCACCGCTTATAGCTGTATAAGGAATCTGCGTAGAACTTAAATTTTGTGCTTTTAAACTAGTTGCTTCTAAGTTACCTGCATTGTCAATACTAATTAATGTGTGGTTTGTTAATCCTAATTGTGGAAGTGTAATAGCAACTATTTCTCCAGTAACGATAATATCAATTTGATCACCGTTGCTAGGTGTTCCTACAAAAGTTACTACACCTCCTGTTTCAGTATAGTCATTTGTTCTCTGCATTAATACACCGTTTAAAAATACCATGCTAACAGTTCCATCGCCTACATTAGCATCAAATGCTTGTGTAGATCCGTTTGCAGTAAAGTTTACTGGAATAAAACCTGTATCAGCACCACTAACAACAGATACCCATTCACCGCCAGTGTATACAAAGAGTTCAGCAGTAGTACCTGTATCAAACCAAAGGTCACCTGCATTAACACCTACAGTAGGTGCATTGTTTTGATAAAATGCTGTTCCGCTACCACTAGCAATAGTTTGAAATGTTGCATTACCACTAGCATCTAATACCGGAACCTGTCCTGTGGTACCCCTTGTAGTAGGTAATTTGTAAAATGTTGACGTATTCGGATCACCAATGATAAAGTCACCATTAGCATCTATCATCGCTCTCTGAGAACCTGCTGTAGTAAACCTAATTTTATCTTCGTCTGTTGAAGTTTCTACTTTAATATGTGTGTCAGCATCAGCATCTATAATAGCATCTCCTGTGCCACTGCCTCCGCCTCCGCCAGTAATTGTGATAGTCTTAGTTGCACCAGAGCCTGTTGCTGTAACACCTGGGCCTACAAAATTAAGTGTTGTAGCGGCTGTAGATAAATTTGTTCCTTCATCTTGTATTGTAATTTGACCACCAACAGTACTCCATGCATAATCTGCACCGTCATATATAAGTGCTTGTCCTGTCGTAGCACTACTCTGATTTAAGTGTGTATCAACATCTGCATCAGTGTATCCAGCATTGCTTACCCAGTCATAATCTGTACCGTTCCAACTGAGTACTTCCCCAGTTGCAGCTGTACTTTGATTTAAATGTGTATCAACATCTGCATTATCATAACCTCCTGTACTATCAATTCTAATACTATCAGCATTAGCGTCAGTTGTAATTGTAATACCAGTACCAGCAATAAATGTTAGTGTGTCTGCTGTATTATCAGCAAGAATATTGTTTTGTCCACTTACTGCAATTTTATCAAATAAGTTCTGTGCGGATCCACCACCACCTCCACTTGTTGATATAGTAATTTCGTCTGTTGCGGCATTTGTAGCAATACTAATTCCTGTGCCAGCTACAAGTGTAAGTGTATCACTAGATCCGTCTGCAACTACATCAGCTTGCCCACTTACACTAATAGTTTTGAAAACATCGCTTGCTCCGCCTCCTGCGCCTACTTCAACCCATGCAGTTCCATCATATATTTCTGCTTTACTAGTAGTTGTACTGAAACGTAACATACCAGTTTGTACAGTACTTGGACGTTGTGCAGTTGTTCCTTGTGGTAGAATTAAAGAACCTGTATTTGTACTATTATCAAATGTTCCTGATAAAAATATATCTTTCCATAATTTTGTAGAGCTACCTAAATTATAACTATCTGTAACATTTGGTATTAAGCTATTGTTAAATTCTGAATTAATATTAATACCATCTGTGTCAGCATCTCCTAATGTAATGTTTCCACCTAGTACTAAATTACCTTTGATTTCTGCATCACCTTCGATGGTAAGTTTGCCAGTGTTATCAATACTAACACGTTCAGTTCCGTCTGTAAAAAACTTTATAGTATCATTGTCTAGTGGATTATCAACTTCGATATATGTGTCTTGATCTGCGTCGATAACGCCGCCAATATTTTTCCAAGCTACACCGTTGTAGCCTTCAAATCTATTAAGTTGTGAATTAAAACGTATTTGCCCAGTAGCGGCTGTACCTGGTCTTTGAGCAGTATTGCCTACAGGTATTCGTATACTACCATTTGTATTGATAGTTAAAGTGCCACCAGTACTTGTGGTGATTCTTTCTTGTTGATGATCTAAATTTAGTGCCATGCATGTCTCTCACAACTGTTTTATGTATTTAGTTGTTTGAGACCGTCATTTGTTGGAAAAGTTCAGTAGCAAAGTCGAAACAAATTTTAGCTTCCTCTGCCATACTATCATCTAATCTTGTGCGAATTTTATCTTTGAGTACATCTACATCTTCGTCAAATTGATACATAGTTCCTGCGCCAGGAGTACGTTTAGCAATCATTTGTCCGCCGCTGAGATCACCCATGTGACGTACATATATGTGTGCCATAAGTTTATTAGGATCGTCTTTGATAGTTAATAAATGTTTTGCATACTTTTCGACTACAGGATATATTGTTGGTTTAAAATCTATAAGTTGAGTTTCTAATTCTAATATATCAGCATGTATTTTTGGAGCAATAATTATATCATTAAGTTTATGCAATCTCGCAAAGTTTTCTAGTAAATTATATTGAGGGTGTTGATTATGTAAGAACTCACAATAGCGTTCAGCACTAATACCTCCCATAAGTTCTTTCACAAAATCTTGCCTCTCAGCATTTTTGTGATGTTCCCAAGTTAGTTTTTTAAGGTTACTCATACTTTAATGTAGCACACTTCTTAAATTTGTCAATCTCTAGTCATACCAAGAGAACCAGTAATTGAAATTCCATTTCCGAAAGTAACGTCTTTTGTAGTTGTTTCTTTTGTAGTATGACTGAATGTTCCGCCTTGGTATATAACTCTTGCAGTTGCGCCTTGTAATTTGTTAAGGTCACTGTGTCCCGCGTCTGTAGCACCAGTGTCTTCTGTACCATCATAAAAATCATTTGTAGTGTCTTGATTCTGTAGTGTTCCAAGCCATGTTTTAATATCTGATTCAGACCAACTTCTATTGAACTCTACTACAGTTCCGATAAGACCTGCCGCTATTGGACATGCACTACTGGTTCCACTGAATCTTGTATCTCTACTGGTACTAGGTGATCCGGTTGTCCCATCTGCCCAACTTGTGTTTCCACTTTTACTAACATAGGTATTATCAAATCTAGGAATATCTATACCGTATGTGCCTACAGTTGCGGCTAAACTTCCGTCAGCTGGTGAAAATAAATCAATCATATTTCCCATATCGCTGTAATTAACCTTGCGTTCTTTTGTTCCTGTAGCATATTGATCATCTAATGCACCAACATTTATTGTTGGATTTGTTCTATTTCCTGACTGTACATTTATATTACCTTGCATTCCACCGTGGAATTGACAATTATAATAAAACTGTTCACCACCTGTGCTTGATGCTGTACGCTGATTAGGTGTCCAAGATACTGTGCCACTTTGTGTACCATTATTTGAAGCTGTAGGATACAGTACAGCATTTCCAGTTCCTGTACCAGCTGTATGATTAACATAAAAAGGATGTCCACTAGCATTTACATTAAAATTAACTGTATCACCTCTGTGAATAGTAACAGTAGGATTGTTTCCACTTACTGATCCGTTTCTGTCTGTACCTGACATAGTGTATGCACTCGATCCACTTGCCGTTACTGTAATATTAAATGTTTGTGGATCTCCAAATGCAGCTCCTGCATGTTGTGGGAACCCTGGTCTATTAATTGTAGGCATAACTTGATACCCAAATTGAAAAACACTGACACCATCTCCAAAGTGTCCTGTTTGACTGGTATGCCAATAGTTGTCATAATCTGCATGATCCCATCGTGTTTGCTTTTGATTACCATTACCTGAGGCAACTACTGTAATAACACCAGCATCTACCATTTCTTTTGCACTAGTAACAATACTGCTATCTAAGAATTCACTTTTCATTCTTCCACTATCACCAGCGTCTCCTATATAACGCATAAACTGCGGTTTGTCAGAATCTTGTGTATAGGTTATTGCACCGCCAGTTCTATGAAATGCATAAGCACTACTAGTAGGAGTTGCTCTATAACCCCAACTGTTTGAACTTATTGTTGGATCTTGTGTTCCATATTTTGAATTAACAGGCTTTGCTTGATGGAATATTTTTTGAACGTCCCAAACTCTGGTGAGTCCTAATCCATATCCACTATATCCGTCAATAATCCATTTGTTTGCATTATAAGCCCAGCCGTGTGTTCTTCCAAAAATTTGACTACCACATTGAGTACCATGTGTAGCACTATATGGATCAGTGTCGTAATCACCATGAGCCCTTAATCTTGTATATGATGTTTGTATTGAAACTGTTCCATAGCTAGAAAAAGCGGCACTTCTATTACTTGTGCTTCCCCACCAACTTCTAGCTTCTGATTCAGTAGGCACTGTAGTTCCATCCCATCTAGTTTCTAATCTACTGCTAGGAGCGGCATCAAACCAAGCTGGATCAATATAATAAGGACTATCAAGAACCAAATCTAAACAATCACATATTCCATCTCCTGGTAGTACATTTCCGCCTATATAGTCTGTTGGTGATTCACTAGCTGGTCTATTATTAATAAATTCAATATGTCCTATCCAGGTGCCGTTGTCCATGCAAACAATATCAACATCTTTTCCTGTACCAGTTTTTCTAATATTAGCACTTACTGTTAAAGCATCACTAGACCATATATCTCTTTTTGCTTTTGGTCCGTTTTCACTTGTAGTCCTTAGTAACTGATATCCACATCTTCTCAAATCAGTTGCGTCTGGTGTTGTAGGGAAATCACTAGCACTTGCATATTGATTTCTATGCTTGACTGGTTCGTTATATCTATATGTTTCGGTTATCATACAATGTAATTCATCTTCAGGAGGTTGGGGGTAATCATCTGGATAGTTATCCGGATCTTTGTGTATAAAAGAAACTTGTGGATCTTTTTCTAGTTCTGAAGCTTCTTCTTCACTTAACCAAAATACACCTCTTGTAGGACTGTGTAGTATTTCATCAGTTTGTGAAACTTCTCTTGCTACATATGTTGGATCATCAGCATCACGCAAACTAGCATCTAATGCATCATATTGTTCTTTAGTATGTGTACCTAAATGATAATGAAATTCTGCCATTTATATCTCCTATGGTGCGAAAGGCCGTCCTTGTTTTAATCCGCCTGTATTTGGATTATCTATTATGCTTGCATGGTCATTGTTATTACTAGCATATCTAGTTGGTAACTCTGTTGCATCTGCTGAAGTTACTGCATAACGTCCTGGTGTTATAGTGTTTGCATTTGATCTATCTGTACCAGCAAGAGCTAGTTTTTGATCTTGTCTATCTCTTTTATATTGTAGTGTTGATATTCCGTTCTGTGCCATTGTTATTCCTTAATGTAAATCTACCCAAGAGCCATTTGCAAAGCCTTGGAATTTATTTGTTGTACTATTATAAATCATGTCTCCGTCTGCTGACGTTAGTGCATCTCTATTAGTAGTTGTAAAACTAGCTAATTTAATAGGAGTATTTGCAACAACTGTTCTTGTTGTTGCTTGTAGTGTAAGTGTACTAGCACTTGTTAATATAGGTGCACCTGCTTGAGTACTAGTTAGTGTACCAGTTACTACAAGATTATCATCAACTGTAATAGTTGCACCACTACTAGCTAGTGTACTACCAGTTGCAGTAATATCTCCTAAGCTACCTCCACTAGACACGCTATCATTTGCTGGCGCCCAACTTGAACCATTATATTTTAATACTTGTCCGCTTGTTACACCACTTGTACTTACATCTGTTAATCCATCTAGTGCAGTTGCACTTCCGCCAGTAACTGTAATTGTTTTTACTGCACCAGTTCCTGTAGCAGTTATGTTAGCACCAACGAAATTTAGTGTAGTAGCCGCTGTTGCTAATGCACTACCTTCTTCTTGAACTGTTAAAGCACTTCCGCCGCCGCCTCCAACACCGGTCAATGCACTACCGTCACCACTAAAAGAAGTCGCAGTAACTACACCTGTTACATTTATATTTTGATCAAAATTGGATGCCATCGATTATCTCCTGTTATAGATATTTAGTCAAAAAAAAACAGGGCCACTTGGACCCTGTTCTCTTGTAACCTGCAAGTACCTAAATTAGGTAAATGATAGTTCGCCAGTGGTAACTGCAATTTTGCTGAGGTAATCAGCTGCGTTACCAAGTGAGCTAGCTTGGTTTGAAAGCTCTACATAACCATATCTGGTCATAAAGCTAACTACTGGCTCGAAGCTTGACGGATCAAGCACTGTGCCACTTGACATCAACGGAATGTATGGGCAATAGAA